GACGTGCGGCTGGTGTCGATGGCGATCGCCTCGCTGGAGCGCAGCGGCCACCGCATCGCATGGTCGGAGATCGCGCCGCGATGCGGGCTGAGGAACAGGATGGGCAGGGCGCTCGGTCCGGAGGCGCTCCAGATGCGCTACCGGCGCGCGATCGCCGATATTGCGCGGGCGCTGAATGGCGGAAATCTCGACCTTTCAACGTCAAGCCGGTGAATTGCTTTATATTTGCACGATGGCTTGTTCTCTCAGGCCCGGATTTGGGCCTATAGATCGATACGCTGAGGCGGGCCTGCGACGGCTTCATTCGGCATCCTCTCCTAGACCTGACAGCGCCCGCATCGTCCCCACCGATGCGGGCGCTGTCCGTTTCGGCATATCGGCATGGCGCGGCTGAAGACATTGAAGCCGAGGCTGCGCGCGCTGCCGCCGCGCATTCGGATGCCCGAAGGCCGGGCGGAGACGGAGCGCCATCGCAACGCGCAGCCGTGGCGGCGCTGGTATAAGCTGGCCCGGTGGCGGAGGCTGCGCTGGGCGGTGCTGATCCGCGACATGTTCACCTGCCGGATGTGCGGCAGGATCGAAGCGGACACGTCGAAGCTGGTCGCCGACCATCGCGAGCCGCATCGGGGCGATGAAGCGCTGTTCTGGGATGTGAACAACCTGCAGACGCTGTGCGAGGACTGCCACAACGGCCCGAAGGCTCGGATGGAGGCGCGGGGCGAGGTCTGACGGGTCGACGGGGAGGGGGTGGGTCAAAGTCTGGAGGGCGGGCGGCTCGGAGACCGCAGCCCCTCTCATATGGAGATTTTTTTCTTGGGCGATGTGTTTTTGCCGGGTGTCGTCGACCTGTTCGGCGATCCGATCCCCGCGTCGCGCGGGAAGCGGGGCCGGCCCGCCCATGTGCCGACGGCGGAAAACCGCCGTTTCGTGCAGGTGTCGCTGGCGTGCGGATATGGGGAGGCCGAAATCGCGGCGGCGCTGCGGATCAACGAGAGGACGTTGAATCGCCATTATTTTCACGAGCTGGAAGGGAAGCGCTCCGCTCGCCTCCGGCTCGAAATGAAGAACATGGGCAAGCTGGTCGAGCAGGTGGACGCCGGCAGCGTCGCGGCCATGTCGCTGCTCGACAAGAAACTGGAGCGGCTCCGGCTGAGGGAGGTCTCCGACCGGGTTGCAGATCGCGGACGCCAGGAACCAAAGGCCGAACCGCTCGGCAAGAAGGCGCAGGCGAAGATCGCGGCGGCTGCGGTGGAAGGAAAATTCGCGCCGCCGATCGGACCGAAGACAATCCAGTAGCGCGATGGTGCGCACCTGGTCGACCGCCTGTCCCGACTGGCGGGAGCGTATCGTTGCCCGTCGCTCGCTGGTGCCGCTCGATCCGCTGTTCCCCGACGAGGCGGAAGCGGCGCTGGCGGTATTCAAGTCGCTGCGGATCGTCGATGTGCCGGGCATGCCGACCTTCGGGGAGGCGTGCGAGGAATATGTCTTCGATTTCGTTCGCGCGATCTTCGGCGCCTATGACGCGGAGAGCGGACGCCGGCTGATCAACGAGTTCCTCTTGCTGATCAGCAAGAAGAACGCGAAATCGACGATCGCCGCCGGCATCATGGTGACGGCGCTGATCCGGAACTGGCGCCACTCGGCCGAGCTGCTGGTGCTCGCGCCGACAAAAGAGATCGCGAACAACGTCTTCACCCCGGCGGCGGGCATGGTCCGCGTCGATCCGGAGCTGTCGGCGATCCTGCACGTCGTCGACAATCAGCGGCTCATCCGGCACCGGGTGACAGAGGCCGAGCTGAAGGTTGTCGCAGCCGACACCGATATCGTGTCGGGCAAGAAGGCAGCCTTCGTGCTGATCGAGGAGCTTTGGCTGTTCGGCAAACGGGCCAATGCCGAGGCGATGTTGATGGAGGCGCGGGGCGGGCAGGTATCCCGACCGGAAGGATTTACGGTTTATCTGAGCACGCATAGCGACGAAGTGCCGCGCGGCGTGTTCAAGTCCACGCTCGACAAATTCCGTGCGGTTCGCGACGGCATCATCGTCGATCCGCGCAAGCTCGGCCTGCTGTTCGAATGGCCGGAAGACATGCTGGAGAGCGAGGCTTATCTCGATCCGGCGAACTTCTACATCACGAACCCGAACCTTGGCCGTTCCGTCGACAGCCAGTGGTTGAAGGACAATCTGGCGGAAGCGCTGCGCGATGCCGAGCCGGGGACGCTGCAGATCTTCCTGGCGAAGCATCTGAACGTCGAGATCGGGACACGCCTGTCTCGCGACAGGTGGACCGGCGCGGCTTTCTGGGATGCGGCGGCCGAGCCGGAAGGGTTGACGCTGGACGATCTGATCCGGCGATCGGAGGTAATTGTCGCCGGCATCGACGGTGGCGGGCTGGATGACCTTCTGGGCCTCTGCCTGATCGGCCGCGAGAAGGGATCGAAGCGGTGGCTGGTGTGGGCACGTGCCTGGGCGTGGTCGATCGTGTGGGAGCGGCGCCCCGACATCGCAACGAAGCTGGACGAGCTGGTGCGCGAAGGATCGCTGATCCGGTGCGAATTGCCTGCTCATGTCGAGATCGACCTTTCCGCCGAGGATGAGGACGAGGATCTGACCGAGGATATCGAGGGTGTCGTCGATATCCTTGTGAAGGTTCGCGACGCAGGCCTGTTTCCGGCAGAAGATGCCATTGGTCTGGATCCCGTCGGCGTCACCACGATCGTCGATGAACTGGCGAGCCGGGACTTCGACGATGCCCAGATGATGGCGGTGAGCCAGGGCTACAAGTTGTCGGCCGCCGTCAAGGGCGCCGCCCGCAAGCTCGCGGCGCGCACCATGCGCCACGGCGGGACGGCGCTTATGCAGTGGTGCGTCGGCAACGCGAAAATGGAGCCGCGCGGCACGTCGGCGGTGGCGATCGTCAAGATGGAGCCGTCGGCGAAAATCGATCCGGTCGCCGCCATGTTCAACGCCGTTACGCTGATGAGTCGGAACCCTGCAGCGACTGGCAAATCTTTTTGGGAGGCCGCATGAGCAAGGCTGAACTAGCTCGCGATGCCGCCGGCCTGTCGGGCTGCGGACTTGTGGTCGCTGGCGTCGGGATGATCTACGAGCCGGCAGCGCTCATTCTTGGCGGACTGATGCTGATCGTGTTCGCCGTGCTCCTGGCCGCACGTGCTGCCTGATGGGTGGCTTGTTCGGGACGCTCGCGGCGCAGCTGGGGCGCAAATCGATCCGCACGCGATCGCTCACGGATCCTGCCGAGCTATGGGCGGAACTCTTCGGTGGCCGCCAGTCCAAGGCGGGACCGGCGGTTTCGTGGCAGACCGCACTGGAGGTCGCCACCGTTCTTGCGTGCTGCAAGGTGATTTCCGAGGGCATCTCGCAGGTGTCCTGGAAGCTGTATCGGAAGGCCGGAAGCCGCGTCGAGGTGAACGACCACCCCATCAGCGACCTGATCGCGTTCAGTCCCAATGACTGGCAGACGAGCTTCGAGTTCCGGGAGACGATAGCACTCCACGTCATCCTGACCGGCAACGCTTTCGTTCATATCAGTCGCCGCGCCAACGGCGAGGTGATGGAGCTGATCCCGTACAGCCCGGGGATGGTGAGCGTGAAGCGGGCTGCTGACCTGACCCTGTCCTATACCGTTAGCCTGGAAGGCGGAGGGTCGGTTCCCGTCCCGGCGTCTGACATGTGGCATCTGCGCGGCCCGAGCTGGTCGGGATGGCTGGGTATGGACGCGGTAAAGCTGGCGCGGGAGGCGATCGGGCTGGCAATCGCGACGGAAGAAAGTCAGGCAACGGCGCATCGTAACGGCCTGCAGCTTCCGGGCACATATTCGGTGGAAGGAACATTGACGCCCGAGCAGCACGTGATGCTGAAGAAGGCGATCAAGGCCGCTGCGGATGCCGGGGATCCGATGATCCTCGACCGCGGCGCCAAGTGGGCCGCCCAGCAGATGACGAACGTCGACGCCCAGCATCTTGAGACGCGGAAGCATCAGGTGGAAGAGGTCTGCCGGGCCTTCCGCGTGATGCCGATCATGGTGGGCCAGGCCGACAAGGCGACCACCTACGCCAGTTCGGAACAGATGTTCCTTGCCCACGTCGTTCACACGCTGATGCCCTGGTATCAGCGGATCGAGCAGTCCGCCAACGTGAACCTGCTGTCGGCCGAGGAGCGGCGGCAGGGCTATTACACGAAGTTCAATCCCAATGCCCTGATGCGGGGCGCCGCCAAGGACCGGGCTGAATTCTACGCCAAGGCGCTGGGCGCAGGCGGTCAGCGGCCATGGATGACACAGGATGAGGTCCGCGAACTTGAGGAAATGGACCCTTACGGTGCCCATGCCGCCGAGCTGGGAACAGGGGCAATGGATGGAGCGGGGCAGCAGCCCGCCAGCGAACCAAAGGAAGACTGATGGCGAAAGGTGTAGCCTTCCCGGAGGCAAATCTTGTTCTCGGCGCGCCCACGCCTGAGGATGCGGCTGCCGGCACCGTGTATGATCTCCATGTCCATCGCTATCGCGATCTCGACGGTCAGCCGAACCTTATCAGCAAATGGGAACTCTCGCCCGAAGAACTGGCGGAAGTGTCGCGAACGGGCACCCTGTGGTTCGGGTGCTGGGGGCAGACCCATCCTCCGATCTGGATTTCCGGTCATGATCCGTTCGTTCGCCCTGAAAGGGCGCAACCCGATGCAACTGGGGATGGCAGCGATGATTGAGACGAAAAATGCGGCTCCCCTGCGCCGAGCAGAATTCGGACTGGGTGAGATCAAGTTCGCCGCGAGCGACGATCCCGACACGAAGATGACCTTCAGCGGCTACGGCGCCGTGTTCGGGAACGTTGATTCCTATGGCGACGTGATAGATTCCGGCGCTTTTCGCAAATCGCTTCGCGAAGCGCGCAGCAGCGGTGCCTGGCCGGCCATGCTCATGCAGCACGGCGGCTGGGGCATGACGGCCGACGACATGACGCCGATCGGCCTGTGGACCGAGATGGAGGAGGACGACAAGGGCCTGAAACTGACCGGAAAGCTGGCAGACACCCAGCGCGGGCTTGAGGCCTATGGGCTGCTGAAGATGACGCCGAGGCCTGCCCTGAATGGCCTGTCGATCGGCTATATCGCCAAGAAGTTCACGATGGGCACCAAGCCGGAGGAACCGCGCCGGCGGTTGCACGAGGTGGAGCTTATCGAAGTTTCGCTGGTCACGTTTCCCGCCAATCCAAAGGCGCGGGTCGGATCGGTGAAGTCGGGCCAGGGGCTCGGCATCAGGGATGCGGAGAAGGCCTTGCGCGAGGCTGGCTTCTCCTCGAACGAAGCCAAGGCGATCCTCGCCAAGGGCTTCGGAGCAATTGATCACCGGGAGGGTGATGATTGCGATCCGCATCGGTTGTCCGATGCGGTCTCCAGGGCCATTGCGGCGCTGGGTTAACCTTTCGGGAGATTTGAAATGTTGAAGACGTCAGCTGCGCTGGCGCCGCAGGATCGCGCGCGCCGGTTCGAACAGAAGGACGGTGGCGGCTCGGGCCCCGCCGACGTGGCAGAGACGATCGACCGTCTCGGCCGTTCGTGGGAAGAGTTCAAATCCAAGCAGTCGAGCGTGATTGCGGAGGAGATCAAGAAGGGCACTGCCGATGTGGTGCGGAAGGAGGAGGTGGATCGCATTAACGACACCATCACCAAGCTTTCCGACGAGCTGAAGGCGATCGAAAAGAAGAACAACCGCCTCGGCAAGGGGGCGGACGAACGGCCTGAGGTAGCCGAGCACAAGGAGGCTTTTCTGAAATATGCCCGGAAGGGCAAGGAAGACGAATTGGGCGAACTGGAGGTCAAGGCGCTCAACGTTACCACGTCAGCGGACGGCGGCTATGCGGTGCCCGAGCAGCTCGACCGCACCATCCTGGAGTTGATGCGCGTCGAATCGCCGTTCCGACGCCTCGCCAGTGTCATGAACATTGGTGGCGCGGACTTCCACAAGCTGGTCAACCTGCAGGGCACGGCAACGGGCTGGGTCGGCGAAACCGACACTCGCCCCGAGACGAGTTCGCCCCAGTTCGCCGATATCACGCCGTTCATGGGCGAGATCTATGCGAACCCGGCGGCCACGCAGCGCATGCTGGACGATGCGTTCTTCGACGTGGAGAGCTTCCTCGGATCGGAAATCGCGGCGGAGTTCGCGACCGCGGAGGCCACGGCTTTCGTCACCGGCAACGGCACGAACAAGCCCAAGGGCTTCATGGCCTACACCATCAACACCAGCTCCGACGGCGTGCGCACGTTCGGCCATCTCCAGCAGGTGAAAACGGGTGTCGCCGGCGGCTTCGTTGCCACCAGCTCTTCGTCCAATCCGGGCAACACCTTCATCGATGTCATTCACGCGATGAAGGCCCCGCTTCGTCTCGGCGCATCCTGGCTGATGGCGAGCGCGACCGTGGCTGCGGTTCGCAAGCTGGTCGATCTGGACGGCGACTATCTGTGGCGTCCCGGCCTTGGCGAGGATCGCCCGGATATGATCCTGGGCTACCCGGTGAACGAAGACGAGAACATGCCGGCGATCGCCACCACGTCGAACCCGATCGCGTTCGGCAACTGGAAGCGGGGCTATACGATCGTCGACCGGATGGGTGTGCGCATGTTGCGCGATCCATACACCAACAAGCCCTTCGTCAACTTCTACGCGACGAAGCGCGTCGGCGGGATGGTGGTCGACAGCCAGGCCATCAAGGTCCTTTCCTGCGCCAC